AGGGGGCCATAGCTGCCACTTGGAGAACGAGATGATACTTTCTGATGTTTGTTCCATTAAAACGCAGTTTAAAGATGCGGATTTTTGGATAGTACGCCGAGGCTCTTTAAAAACTGTTGGCATGGTGACCAGGGAATACAACCCTGAGCACATTGGGGTAAAGGTTCTTCGAACTGATATCCTGCTGCCGGATTACCTCTACTACTGCATGCTGCATGTGCATAGTCAGAAAGTCTGGGAGCCACTGGCCAACGGTACACTGAGTCTGGTGAACATCAAGGTGTCAGACGTTCGGAACATCCGACTGTCACCGAGGTAACGGTTGGGGCGAAAGCCCCAACCTCTTTAACTCAACGAGGTTTAAATGGACATTAAAATAGATTTACCTGGCATTCCAGATCAGCAGCGCTTTGTTTATACCCAAAGCACTGAAGCTGCCATTGCCCAACTGCAACAGAATTTACTGGCCCCAACCTTACCAGGGCAGACGGAAATAGATGAACGGGTATACAGCAATAAACATTTGCTAACCGAAGACCAGGGCTATGAGCCACCGCACCCGGATGTCGTTGGTGCATATTTCCGGCATTTCCAAAAGGCATTCCCTGAATACGGCACCGATGGTAAGTTAGCCAAATTGTTGGGCCTGTCAGGTGATCGTCGGGTTCGTGCGTTTAAGGATGGTTCTAAAACCGTTCCTTATGGCGTTTGGCGCAAGTTCTTAGTGATGACTGGCCGAGCGCCACAGGACATCATTCAGGTTTTTGGGTTTATGGGATAAAACATGGAAAAATTAAAAGTTTTCATTAGCTCTACTTTTTTAGATTTGAGAGATGAACGTGATGCGCTTTCAAATTTATTTCGTGAGTTTGGCATTGACGTTTTAGCATTAGATGCGATGCCTTCAAGCGGTGACTCACCTCAAAAAGTCATTGCTCAAGGAATTACAAAAAGTGATTTGGTAATTCTGATCTTCGGTTCAAGATATGGCGCGCTATTAAACGAGACAAGGTTTATTGCAAAGAATAGAGATACCTGCAGCGTGACGAAATGGGAATATCTGTTAGCAAGAGATAAACAAAAAACCATCCTTACTTTTATCAAAGATACAACCTACGACCAAAACGAAAAATCTCAGAATCCGCTCAAAGAGGCATTATTCCGTTCATTTAAGTCTGAATTTGATCACGTAAATAAACAACACTTCTCTAACGCTATAGAGCTAAAAACCAAGGTTATACAATCGATCATCGCTTACCTACACAATTCAAAAAATGGCAGTTTGCATCAGTTGAAAGCAGAGAACGAATCACTCAAAAAAGAAATAAATACCCTTCAAGAGAAATTAATTAAACAATCTTACCCTGTACATGGCTTTCAAAGTTCTTTTACCTCTTTAGGGAATAATTCATTGCTAGGCTTGGGTGATTACAAACCGAAACAGAAATAACGCATCACTGTAAAGTAATTTCCGTCTAACCAGATCCGCAAACCAAAGCATGCTAACCCCAGTCAACTAACTGGGGCTAGCAATGTCTTCCAAAACCAAACCCAAAAATACCAAATTCGACTGGTTCGAAATCTTTAAGGCCGGTACTCATACCGATAGCAAAGGCCAATCTGCTGAGTTTACCGCAGCTGATTTGCAGTCTGTTGTTAGCAATTTCAAACCCAAAACCGCCCCGCTGGTGATTGGCCATCCTGACCAAAACGATCCCGCATGGGGTTGGGCTGCTGAGCTTAAAATCGAAGGCGACAAGCTTTTTGCCCGCGCCGATGATGTGGCAGTTGATTTTGCCGATGCCGTCGAATCAAAACGCTTTCCTAACCGCTCTGTGCGCCTGGTGAAGACCGCCAACGGCTATGAGCTTGGCCATATTGGCTTTTTGGGTGCTAAACCGCCTGCTGTTGGCGGTATGCAGTGGCAATTCAATGCAGCTGATGCAGAAGCCGTCAGCTTTGAATTCGCCCTGGATGACCAAATCAAATCGCTGAGCGTGGATACCAGCAACGCTGTGGTGACGCTGTTTCGCAAGCTGAAGTCGTTTTTCATCGAGCGCCATGGCGCTGAGGCTGCCGACAACATGCTGCCAGATTGGCAGATTGACGGCTTAGCCGGTCAGGCGGCTGTTGCTGCAGAAGAAATGTGGAAAGAGCGCTCAGCGGCCAGCCAGACCGAATTTAATGCCGCCCTTAGTGCCAAAGATGTCGAATTACAAGCTGCCCGGACAGAACTGGAGCAGCTGCGCCAGGCGAGTAAAACACTGTCGTTCGCGGCGGCCATGACTGAAGCGCAACAGTTTGTAACTGAACTCAATAGCGGCACAGCGCCACGCCTAACCAAAACAGACGGCGTTGCCGATTTTCTGGCGCACCTGAGCAGCCAGGATGCCACTTTTGATTTTGCCGCTGCAGATGGCACCACGCAGCAAAGCAATCAAGCCGCTTGGTTTAAGGACTTTTTAAAGTCATTACCCGAGCAAACCACCCTGACCCAACCCTTTGACAAGAAAACGCCGGTAGAACTGGACGCGCCTGCCATGGCGAAGCTCGCCAGAGATTACCAGCAATCACAACAGGCCCAAGGCATTAGCATCACCATCAGCGGTGCCATGGAACATATCAAGCAGCAACAAAAGGTTTAAGCATGAACCCTATTCGCAATTACGAAATTGCCGCGCCCATCACAAAGGGCCGGATTGTGGCTTACACGGCGGTAGAACGTCAGGTAGAAAAAGCCAATACCACTGCTAAGTCCATCTGTGGTGTGACTGATCAGGAGTCCACCAACAACGGCCGCATTGATGTGATCAAGTGTGGCCCGGCGCTGGTTGAGTTCGGCGGCCCGGTTGATGCCGGGGACATTCTGGTGGCGGACGCCGAAGGGCGCGCCATTGAATTTAATAAAGGGCCACTGGCCGAAGATGCCACCTGTTGGATCCTCGGCGTGGCAGAAGAAAGCGGCGTGCTCGGCTCATTCGGCATCGTGTACGTCAACCCGCATATCATTGTGAAATAAGGATTTAACAGATGTCTAACGGCTTACCCTTTACCCCAAACACCGAACAAACGGCGATTGCCATTGCCTATCGTAACCGGCAAATGATTGCTGATCAGGTGTGTCCTCGTGCACCGGTTGGTTTAAAGCAATTTAAGTATTTGGAGTTTGATCCGGCTGAAACTATGACAGAAGTCAATTCTCTGGTCGGGCGCAAATCAGCACCGAACCAGGTTGAATTCAGCGCAAAGGAAAAGACTGACTCAGTATCAGATTACGGTTTGACAGATATCATCCCGGAAGACGATATCAAAAATGCACCGGCTAATTACAACCCATTGAATCATGCAGTTGAATCTATTACTGATTTAATTGAACTGGGCCGTGAGCTGCGAGTTGCCAAAATGTATGGCACCGCCGCAAATTACAGTTACACCCAATCTTTGGCAGCTAATGGCCTTAAAAAAATTATTGACCCAGATTGTAATATTTTTGAGCTGTTCAATGAAATGTTAGAACGGCCGTTGATGCGACCAAACTCCATGGTGCTGAACTCTTTTGTCGCGACAAAAATCCGGATGAACAAGTCGCTGATTAAAGGCTACAACGGCTCAGTTGCCGACACCGGTATGGTGCCATGGCAGTACATCCAAGATATTTTTGAACTGCAGAATATCTATGTCGGCCAAGCACGTGTGAATACACAAAAGAAAGGCAAAGACATGCAGTTGGCGAGCGCATGGGGCAACTTTATCAGTCTGGCGTATATCGACCCTCTGGCAAACACAAACAACAACCGAATGACGTTTGCATTAACAGCACAATACGGTGATCGCGTGTCCAAAAATCGTGATGTCGCGACAGGTATTGGTGATGGTACTGAAATCTTAGTTGGTGAAGCAGTCAAAGAGCTGATCATCGCTAAACAAGCGGCCATCCTGCTGACGGACGTTGTGTAATGCTAACCGCCCAGCGATTTATCGACAAAGTGGGCATCAACCTGCTGGTCCAGTACGCCTCCGGGCGTCTGGCCATGCCAGGGCAATACATCACAGTGCAGGATGTGCAGTTGGCGCTGACAGACCAGGCACAAACCGAGCAGCAACAGGCAATTGCAGATTGGTATCAGGTGTCGCTGCTTCATGTGCAGTCGGTGGTGACGGGCTATATCAGTCGCTTTAGCGTGACCAGCGATGAGCTTTCACAAAGCCTGGTGCCGGGCCTGGCGATTGATTTGCTGCAGTATGAACTGTGCCCCAATCCGTCAGAGGAGCTGATCCGGCGGCGTGATTACGCCACGGCACGCCTGAAGGATATTGAAAAAGGCGTGATTAAGCTGACCGAGCATGATCCAGCCAGAGTGCCAACCACGGGCCTTAAAACGGTGCGTGCCGGCAGTCGGTTTGACTGGAACGGTTATTAATGGCGTGGGTGTTTGTCGGCATTAGCGGTGATGCCATTGATGGCTTAAAAGCCCTGGCGGCGCGCACCGGAAGCGCCCGCGATGTGCTGGATGACATCGGTGCGTTTTTGGACAGTGATGTCCAGCTGCGGTTTTTGCAGGAGCAAGCACCGGATGGCACGCGCTGGGAGCAATCTGCCGCAGCTGAAGAGCGCGGCGGCTTGACACTCACAGACACCCGGCAACTGGCCAGCAGTGTGACGCACAGCGCCACGGATGATGAGTTAATCCACGGTATGGGTGAGAAATACTCCGCTATCCACCACTTTGGCGGCAGGACTGGCCGCAATAAGTCGGTGACGCTTCCAGCCCGCCCCATGATTGGCATCGCGCTGATGCAGCGGGAAGAAATCGACAACATCGTGAAGGATTGGCTGGTATGAACGCCCAACACGCAAGTTTTAACCTCGATTTAAACGCCATTGAAAGCCGGTTAAAACAGGATTTAAACGGTCAAGCGCATGTTGGCTTTGCATCAGACTTTAACGCGGTCCGAAGCCAGGGCGTGCAAATGCCCACGCTGTTTGTGCTGGCACTGGATGAAGACTATAAGGCCGCTGATGAAGTCACCTGCGAAATCACCCTCAAACTTAACGAGCTGTTTGCCGTGATGATTGTACTGCCGGTCATGGTCGGCAATGCTAATTCTGATTTGCAGATTAAAACCCTGCGCGGCCTGGTGCGCCAAAGTCTGACCGGCCTAGTGCCAGAAGGCTGGTCGCCAATTTTGCCGCACCGGGGCCGAATGGTAGAGCTAAACCGCGACACCAATAACCTGATTTACCAGGCGCAGTTTATGACCGAGCGCTTGATTGACGTGACCACGAGGCCGCTATGACGCAAAAACCAAGCAAAGCCAATGCTGTGCCGGTGCCTGCAGCGCTGACTGCAGATGAAGTGATCGCCCTGGCGCAGCAAACCGGCGAAATCTTAGAGGGTGTGATTGACGCCCAAAGCTATCAACGTAAAGGAGAACCCGACGATGTGGCGATTTAAAGACAAATTAGTGTTGTTCGCCTCCCAGGGCGCAGCGCTGGGTGTGGCGCATGCCATTTACGCGCTGGACGTGGAATTCAGCATTGAACATGAGTCCGAAAACGAGCGCCCAGCCAGTAATTACAGTGGTGCAGAGCTGCAGACGTTTTATGGCCATCATGTCAGCCTGAACTTTAAAACCCCGCTGGCGATTAGCGGCGTGGCAGGTACAGCGCCGGTGACGTCGCCGCTTTGGCTGGCCTGTGGCTTTGCCCAGGTGTCAGACGCCACCAAGGTGGTCTATAGCCGGGGCGCGGCCACTCCGGCAGTGGCGAGCTTTATCTTTGGCAAGCACACCCATGCTATTACGGGGCTTAAAGGCAACTTTAGCATCGCGCTGGAAAAAGGCCGCCCCATGGTGCAGTGGCAGTTTAAAGGCGTCTTTGCGCCGCCAACGGCCAGCGGCGCAGCCCTGCAACCGAACTGGGATAACTGGAAAAAACCAGATGTGCTGGGGCCAGAATATGGCAGCAGCTTTAAGCTCAATAACATCGCGATGACGCTGCATAAATTGAGCGTGGATGCGGGCAATAAGGTCATTTATGACCGGACGATCACAAGCTCTGCCATTGAAATCACCGGCCACGAAAGCAAAGGTCAGTTGACTGTGACTGCCACCGAACTGGCTACGTTCAACCCCTTTACCCTCGCTGGCGAAGTGGTGCCGTTTGAGTTTAAGCACGGCACTGCAGCGGGTAAAAAAATCACCTTGAGCGGCCGCCTGCAGCTGCCGGTGCCCAAATACGCCAACCTCAGCAGTGAGCTGACCGGCTACGAGCTGGAAGGAAATTTAATTCCGCTGGTTGGCAACGATGAACTGAAAATCACTTTTGAGTAATGAGCTATGAAACTGAAGTTTTTAGAAAAGCTGGAAAACTACCAGATTAAAAAACCGATTGAATTCAATTACCACGGCACGCTGATTAAATTCACCGGCCATATTCGTCTGGTGAAAACGGACGAACTGCAACAACTCACCATTACCGGTGCCAGCGATGCACAGACGGTGCGGGAGCTGTTATTAGGCTGGGAAGGTTTTCAAGATGATGGCCAAGACGTGCCGTTTTCGTCTGAAACACTCAACGAGCTTTTAGAATACGGCGGTATTGCAGGACGTTTGGCGATTGAGGTTGTCAACGCCCAGTACGAGGTGCGTGAAAAAAACTAGCCGAGGTGGCCGCCTGGTATGTCGGTGAAGCCCCAAGCGAAGCCGACAGCGACCTTGCCCAGTTTATGGAAAAAGCCGGGCTGCCACCCCCGAAACCGGTTGAAAAAGTAGCCCTGTTACTGCCGGAGCTTGAGACCACTGTAAAGTCATTTACTGCCGTGACAACACAGTTTTTAAGAGATAAAGACAACATCGAAATCGCCCTGAATTATCATGCGGCCGATGTTGCCTGGCGGTACTTAGGGTTGACATTGGCCCCCAGCGATTTTGACAACATCCAGCGCATTGAGCGTTATGTATTAAGTCTGATCCGGGACAGCAATGAGCAACCTGAATTTACTGCTGAAATTACGCTACGACGGTAAAGAAGTCAGCTCTGGTGCCAACCAGAGCGTGGCTGATTTGCGGCGCATTGAGCAGCAAACCCGCACACAAATTGCCACCAACCAGCAAGCGGCCAGCTCAGTCAACACCATCACAAGCGGTTATCACGCCATGGCCGCCGCCATGGGCACTGTGGTCGGCATCGGCACCGCGCAGAAGATTGTCAACGATACCGCGAGCGCCCAGCTGCTTGAACAGCGGATGAAAAGCTTATCCGGCTCAGCAGCCGAGTATGCCGCAAATCAGGAATATCTGTTCGCCACCGCCGATAGGCTCAATACCAGCTACACCTCGCTGGCCGAATCCTTTACCAGCATGCTGAACCTACAGCGTGCCGGAACCGTCACCATGGCCGAAGGTAAGGCCATCACTGAAGGCTTAACCAACGCATCAAAAGCCCTCGGCGCATCGGATAACCAGCTGGCGTTGAGCTTGTATGGTTTAAACCAAGCGTTATCGAGCGGCGTGCTGCAAACGGATGAATTGAACCAGGTGATGGATCCACTGCCTGGCTTATTGGGCGAGCTGGATAAGCAAGTCGCCAAAACCGGCATGACCTTTAGGCAGCTGACCGGCACCGGCATGGTGACTTCGGCCATGTTCAAACAATATTTGGTTGAAGCCTTAGAAACCTACGAAGGTGCTGCAGAGCGCACCGAAGGCACGATTTCCGCGTCCTTTGCGGAGATGGGCAATGCCTATCAGAAGCTTATCCGCGAATACGAAAAAGAAGTGAACTTTGGGGTGGTGGCCATCGCGGGCGTGCTGACCGGCAGCATGAATGCCCTGCGGGAAAACCAAACCCTGGTCGAAGGCTTAACCCTGTCCGCCTCTGCACTTGCAATAGTGTTATCAGGCCGCTTGGTCGGCGGCCTGAGTATGGCAACCGCTGCCAAAATCAGAGACATCCAAGCCACCCGCGCCCAGCAGCTGGCCGAGCGCGAGAAACTGGCGGCCGTGGCGCAAGCGGCGACGGTTGAACATGCCCGCGCCTTGCAAATGCAAGCCTATTACCAGCACACCCTGAAAGTCGCGCAGTCTGACCATTTACGTGGCGTGGCCATCACCAACCTGGCTGCGGCCAACCAACGCGCCATTGCAACCCAGCAGGCACTGAACCAGGCAACAGCCAACTATGAAGTGGTGGCCAATAAAGCCACTTTGGCCGCTAGGGCGCTTAAAAATGTCACGGCACTGGTCGGTGGTTTGCCGGGTGTGATCACCATTGCCGGTATGGCGTTGTTATCCTTTGCCGGGGATGCAGATACGGCTGCGGCCAGTATCAATGGCCTTGATGAGCGCGTCACCTCATTGCAGTTTGGGCTGGATAGTTTGGGACCCAAAGGTCGGCTGCAGCGTTTGGAAGAAATGAACACGCTGATGGCGACCATGGGCAATGAATCCAAAGCCCTGGAAGCGCAGCTCAAACAAACCCAAGCCCAGCTTGAGAACGGGTTTAAAATCAAACAAAACCCAGCGTATCAGCTCAACAAGCTGGTGGTGCCGCTGACCACCGCTGAAAAGTCTTTGCTGGAAAAGCAGATCACAGAGCTGGACGCCCAGCTTGAACAAAAGCAAATGAGCCTGGCAGCGCTTAAACTTGATGCCGAGCGCCTGACCAAACCACTTAAACCCAGTGACAACAAAGGCGCACCGGCAAACAACGGTCCTCGCCCGTTGCCAACCAATATCCAGGAGCTGCAACGCGAATTACTGGGCGAAGAAGCCAAAATCAAAGACAGCTACCAGCGCCGCCGCGATATGGTGGCGATGTCGATGGCCAGTGACGCGGCCAATAAACAAAAATACACCCAGTTGCTCAAAGCCATTGATGCGGCCGAAGCCAAAGAGCTGTCCGAACAGCAGCAAAAAGCCCTGAACGAAAAAATCCGCGCTGAAAATGAAGCCCGGCGCAAAATCGAACAGGACAAACAAGATGCCCATCAAACTGCCTTAGCAAGCGCTAAAGGCTTTGCCAGCCGTGAAGCCGCCGAAAGCTATGCCAATGCACTTGCAGTTGAACAGGCCAAACTGCAAGGCACGCTGGATGCACAGCGCCGCGCCAGTAAAGGCATTGCGCCCAATGACGAGCTTGGCGAACTTCGCTATGACAGCGAAACCGAAAAACTGCGGCTGGCGCGCGAGCAGCAACTGCTACTGGAGCAAGGTTTTCAGAGTCAGCGTGAAGCCGATGCGGCGGCGCACGAAGAGCGCTTATTCCAAATCCGGGCGGAGAAAACCGGTCAGCTACGCGGCACTGTGGTGCAATTTGCCAACTTTGAGCGCAAGACCACCGCCGAAAAAACCAGTGCCATTCTGGAATTGGGCGAGCAAGGCTTTAAGGCCATGGCGAGCCAAAGCAAGACCGCCTTTAAAGCTTACAAAGCATTTTCGATTGGCCAGACACTGATTAAAACCTATGAGTCGGCCACCGGCGCTTATGCCGCGCTGGCTCCCATTCCGGTGGTTGGCCCTGCCCTTGGTGCAGCTGCCGCCGCTGCAGCGGTGGCCATGGGCCTTGGCCAAGTAAGAATGATCCAGCAGCAACAGCCTGCCGGTATCGCCCACGGTGGTCTTGATTATGTGCCCTCAGAATCTACCTACGTGCTGCAACGCGGTGAGCGCGTCTTATCGCCCCGGCAGAACATCGAAATCACAG